CCTCCTTCTCAGACGGCCAGCCAGCCGACGTTGACGTTGATCTCAACGAACGCGATGCCGGCAGCCAACGGCTCCAACGCCTGCCCGATGAGCTTGTGCTTGTCGGTGGTATCCACGACGCAATGAGCGGTCGCATCGCTCGCCAGGTTGGCAAACAGGCCGATGGCCGCAGTTGCGTCACACCAGGCACGGCAAGGGCCGGCCACACAGATCGACACATGGTCGTGGTCGGCGCAGACATCGTCACCGATGTAGATGCCATTGGCGGTGAGTGCGCCGGCTTCGACGACCTCGGTACCGCTGACGACTACGGCGTGCCCGGGGTGGATGACACCACCGGCGACATACGTCTTGACGACGCTATTGGCGGAAGTCGCTTGAGACATGGCCTCACACCTCCTTGCCGATGGTCACGTAGCGCTCGGCAAGGGCGGGATCGTCGGTTATCACAAGATGCATGGCTTCGCCATACTCGATGCCGTCGGCCTTCGCTTTGGCCTGCGCCTTCTCCGCCAGCTCGATGCTGGGGTCTGCGTACTCTTTGGGCTCGGGCGGCGGCGTACCGTTCCCGCGCTCGCTGGTGTCAACGAGCTTCACGCCCGCATCTTCACGGGCCTTGAGCGTCGCATCGAAGGTCACAGGAGCGGACTCGGCCAACGCCAACATGACGTCCTTCTCAGCCGGGAGTACATGCGTCTCGGTGATCGCCGCGTCCAGCTTGCGCACACGCTCGGCCTTCTCGCCCTCGGCGAACTTGGCCTTGAATGTGGCGTTCTCCGTGATGACCTTCTTGACCTCAGCGAGAATCAGGGCGTCGTCGTCGCTCTCGCTGAGCTTCAGCAGCTCGGTAAGATCGGACATGCTCCTCTCCTTGCTTAGGTTGAGCCGTACACCGACTCCCGCTGCGCAGGTGCCGTCGGCGAGTGCCTCGCCAGTCGCTCCGCCGCTTGGGCTCGGTTCGGATGGGGTGAACTCGGAGGGATCCTCCGCAAGTGTGTGTGCCGCGACCTTGGTCTTGGTCTCGCGCAGGTAGGTGCGCATGGCGCGGATGCCGGCCTTGCCCTTGAGGTTGTCATCGAGTTTGGCCAGCAAGGTGTCGATGTCATCGATGAGGCCAGTAACGGGATCGACCGGCTCAAGTTCAGAGAGGGCCACTTCGATGGGTTCGGAGGCGGCAATCGCCTCGCCCGCCTCGAGTACCGGCGGCAGCATGCGCAGGATCGGTGTGTTGGTGAGCGTCACACTGCGCAACACATTGGTCGTCTTGACGCCGGTCACATTGTCGATGACCTCGCCGATCTCGACCGAGTTGTACTGGTAGCGCTTCTCATTGAGCTGAGCTGCGCCCAGATCGGTCGGCTCCCAGTCGGCATAGAGTGCCTCACCGCCGTCCTTGGTCGGTGCGATGCGCAGGTCTTTGATCCAGCCCGCGGCCTCGGCTGCGGTGTCGTGCTTGCCGGACGAGTCGACCACTGGCTCGGTGCCCAGGACGTTCGCCTCGAAGTTGGCGATCATCGCCTCGGCCACCTCGCGTGTCAGCGACAGCTTCGGATACCTCTTGCTCTTCCAGATGCCAATGGGGAAGAGCATCATGGGGATGCGCTCGCCGGCCTTGGCCGACTCGGCCAGGCGGTAGAGTTCAGATAGCCCCTCGGCGGGCGCAACGTGATGCACGTTCGTCGGCGCGATGTAGCGGAAGCGCTCGTACTTGCCGGGATCACTCTGTCGGAAACGGTAGGAATCCTCCGTCTTCTCGACAGAGCCAGACTTCATGTTCCACTTCTCGAGCCAGGCCTTGGCCTGCTCCAGTGTCCAGGTCTTTGCCTCGAAGACGACGGACTGCACTTCGGAACCGCCGCCCTTGAGAAAACCGATGACGAACTTGATGCCCCTGGTGGTTGGGCCCTTGTCAGCTTGCGGTGCGTCGGCGAAGAGGAGGAAAGAGTCGAGGTCCTCAGAAGTCCAGGCGCCGCCCTTCTTCATCTCCCAGGCAGCCGCCTGCTTCATGGCCTTGGCACGAGCGGCCTTCTCAGAGGCATCGTCGCCGGTGGTGTAGACATAGCATTTGCCGCTGGCACCGAACTTCCATCCTTGGCGTCCATCGACTTCACATTTCATCAGTGGCATCACTCACCTGCCTCGTTCACGCTCATGCCATCAGTCTGCGCGGGGGCCTGTTCCCTACTTTCGGGGGCCTCCTTGCGGGCCTCATCGCAGAGGAACTCCCGACAGATGGTCGGGCGGTTCTCGTAGTCGCGACAGCGCAGTGTCTTCGGGTCCAGGTTGTCGCAACGTTTGGGCACGATGATCGAGGTCTGGCCGCTCGGCATGCGCGAGACGATGAGCCCGAAGAGGCGCATCCAGTGCTCGCGGTCATCGTCTGGCGGCAGGCTGAAGCGAATGCATTGACAACAGAGGGCGCATTTGCGGCAGGCCATCAGGCGCCTTCCTTCAGCTCGAAGAAGGTTTCACATCTGCAGTTGGCGCCGCCGTCACAGTCCGGGTTGGGAGTCCAGCCAGCCGCCTCATCGAGGTCGGTTGTCTCCTGGCCGTCGGCTTCCTCGCATGTCGTGCAGGTGTTGTTGTCGAGGATGGCGGAGTAGAAGGCGAGTTCGATCTTCTCGCGGTTGGCGAGCGCCTCATCGGCGCGGCCGGTGGCCATGATGTGAGTCACGGTCAGGCCCGCTCTCAGGGCGGCCTCGTCACTGGCGCGCGTGACCATGGCGGTGAGTGCATCGGCACTCACCTTCGTCGCCAGACCGCGCATCGCCTCAGCGGCCAGAGCAGCCTGCGTGACTGAGGCGATCTGCCGCGCCGTGACATCCGCCTGTGCGTCGATGTAGGCATTCAGATCCTCAGCCCAGGTGGGCGGCGCTGTCTTCTTTGGAGGCTTACGCTGCGCAGCCTGCACGCTCGTACCCTGGCGTTCGGCGATGGCCTGCTCGACCACCGGCGTGCCGGCCTTCTGGCGGGCCAGCTCGTCGCGTACCTGAGCGGCGCCGGCGGCGGCTGCCTCATGCAGAACGCCACGCACGGCGGCGGTCAGTTTGTCGACCATCGGCGGCTTGGCCTGCGCCAGCGCGGCGACCTTGGCCACATCGCCGCTCGCGATGGCTGCCTGCGCGCGGCGCACGAGCTCGGCGACCATGCCCTCGCGGGCTGTCTGTGTGGCGGTGCGCAGTGCAGCCGGCGCGGCATCAAGGCGCGCGCCGATATCAGCCAGGTCGGCGTAGAGCTCAGGTCCGCGGGGTTCTCGCCAGTAGTGCTTCTCGGCGAGCACGATTTCGGAAGCCTGCGCCGGCGGGACTGGCTGCGGCGGTGTTTGTCCTGGCGGTGATTGCCCTGGCGGGGTCGGTGTCGGTGGTGGTTCAGGTGGCACTTCGGGCGCGGGCAAGCGCGCATCGGGCAGCAACGGCTCCTGTGGAGTCCCGGTCGCTTCCTCAGCCTTGAGCGGTGGCAGGTCGAGCTCCGAGCGGATCCACTCCCAGGTCTCCTCGCCGAACGGCATGCCCATTTGCTTGAGTTGGAAGAAGGCGAGCGCCAGCGTCTTGAGGTCGATCTTGGAGAGCGAGCCGAAGCGCAGTGAGGGCATCAGGTCGTCGGCGCCGGCGAAGTTGTAGTCCACCAGCTGATGGATCGGCCCGCCCTTCGCGTTGACGGTGTCCTCCACGTCGACCGCGATGGCGGTCAGCGAATCAAGGAACATGTCGCTCATGGTGCGGCCCAGGGCGCGACTGCCGGTCTCGGTCTTGCCAAGGTCGAGTATCTGCGCGATGGCGACATTGCTCATGTCCATCTCGAAGTTGGCCTTGAGCGCCGTCAGTTCGGCAATCGAGGCGTTCGAGGTTTCCAGCGTGAATGTCGTGCCGAAGGGGAAGTGGAAAAAGCCTCTCTCGGAGGTGGAGAAAGCGGCCAGGGCGTCATCAACCTGGGGACCGAGCGCGTTGCCGCTGGTGTCGGTGCCCCAACCGCCTTCGGGGGCGATGACCACCGGCGTACCGTTGCCGCGATCGGCGGCGATCAGCAGCAGGATCTCGAGCTTCTCCTTGCCGAACCACGGCTTGAACATGGGCCGCAACAGCGCCCGGCCGCAGAAATCGTCGCCCTCACGGTCGTTGACGAACCACAGCAGCTTCTCGCCAGGGATGTCTGCCTGAAAGCCGGTGTCGGTGGACTGGTGGACGTGCTCGATGCGACCGTTGGCGACAAAGATGTCCCTGGTGGCGATGGTGGCCGGCGGGCGGTAGGCGAAGCGATCGATGAGTGCCTTGCCGTCCTCGATCTTCCACACCATCTCGAACGGGGCGAAGCCGTGACAGAGGTAGAGCAGGAACTGATAGAGGGTCGCCCGCCAGGAGTCGGCGAGACTATGCAGTAGGTTGTCCGAGACGAACTCGGCGATCTCCTTGGCGCGTTCATCCTCGGGATCTGAGGGTTCGATGGAGACCTGGGCGCCGAGGATCGGCAGCCGCATCGCACGTAGCAGGCCGGCGACCTTCGGATCCGAGAAGCGCATGCGGTCGTAGAGGACGTATCCGTTGCGCTCGTAGAGTTCCCAGTTCTGCTCGAGCGTGCGCAGGCGTTTGGAGACGGCGCCCTTAGTGGTGCCGGAGCCGACGGCATACCCCATGCCGGTATCGCCGACTTCGGCGGTCGCCGGACGTGATATGCCCTTCGGTTTCTCGGCGAGGAAGAGGCCCCGCAGCCGCGTGAACATACTCATGTCCACAAGTCTGCGGGAACCCCTATTCCCTACATTCAGACCACCCTAATCTCAGACTTCCACTCACCGACCACCAGGGTGCGCACATCTGCATCGGCCATGGCAGCCGTGACGCTGTAGAGACCACGTGCCTCGAGTAGTGTCACCGTCTGGATCGCGGTGAGCTCCGCATAGACAGACTGCGTCGCCAAGCCGCCATCGACCAGGGTGCAGACGATATCGAGCGCGCCGACGTGCAGCGTCGTGACCGCTGTGGAGAGGTCCGGCGTGGCAATCAGCCAGCGAATCTCGCGCCCCTCGTGCTGCTTGTAGTCATCGCCACGGTATGTCGTGACAGTCACGCCGTCACTGGCCACCGGGCTGGTGACGGTGACGGTGCCCGCGCCGATGGTGTCGGTCTTTGCCTTGATGGCATCGGCCACCGTGTCGATTGTCGCCAGCGGTGCGTTGACATTGTCGCCGACGATCTTGCCGGCCTTGCCCGCTCCGTAAGCGCCGGGGAGAGTCGTGTTCCATGGATCGCCGGCTGCGCCGGCACTAGCCAGCGCCTCGCCGGTGCTTCCGACTCCAGCATGCCCAGCAAGCACTTCGTCCCACACCTGGTCGGCCACAGCATTCGCAGTCGGCGCGGAGGCGCCGGCCAGAGCCAGGCCCGTACTGCCCGCGCCGGCGTGTCCTGCGATCGCCTCGTCCCACACACCATCGACGATGGCGCCGACGTCGGTGTGGACGTCAGTTACGTCACCGTGCACATCCGCAACATCGGTGTGCACATCGAGCAGGCCGCCTACCGCGTCATCGAGCAGGTCGATCGCGGCCTTCTCAGTCGCCGTGTAGTCGGCGGTGATGTGTCCGTCGATGGTACCGACGTGGGTGTGGACCAGCGCAACGTCATCGACGATGGCCTGTGCGTGGACGTGGATCGCGTTCGTGTCAGTGAGAATCGTGCCAACGTCTGTGTGAACATCGCCGACATTGGCCACCGCAGTCCCCACGTCGGTGTGCACATCTGCCACATCGGTGTGGATGTCAAGCAGGCCGCCAGCGGCATCGTCCAAGAGGTCAATGGCTGCCTTCTCTGTGGCTCCGTAGTCGGCACCAATGTGCCCGTCAACGGCGTGGACGTGAGTCTCGATGCCGTCGACGACGGTATCCACGGTGCCCAGGTTGGTGAGTACCGTCCCGATGTCCGTGTGCACATCCGGCAGGTCTGTGTCGTGGATGTTGTCGACGACCGTCTTGAGCGCCGGCAGGTCGGTTGCATGCACGTCGCCGATGTTGGTGATGGCCGTCCCCACATCAGTATGGACATCGCCCAGCACGGTTGCCGTAGCGCAATCTTCGACGTGAGTGTGGACGAGGTCTACCGCCGCATGGCCTGCGGCTGCATCAGCGGCAGCGGCATCGAGTATCGCATCGAGCCTGCCAGCGTTCACCCAATCGGTTTGCAGTTCGTTGGTGTCGGCTTCGATCGTGCCAGCATGGACATGGACGGCCGCTACATCAGCGACAGCCGTGCCGACATCGGTGTGAACATCAGCTACGTCGGCGTGCAGGTCGTCGATGAGCAGGTCGGTGAATCCGCCGTTGGCGAGTGAAGCGGCCGCGGCGGTCGCTTGTGTCTCGCCGCTGGCTGCGTGAACGTGAGTCGCCGCCACATCGGCAATTGCGGTGCCAACATCGGTGTGCACATCGTCCACCGTGTCATGGATGTTCACCAGGCCGTTGGCGTCGTCGAGCAGGTCAACACAGGCTTTCTCCGTGGCGCCGTAGTCTGCCGTGATGTGACCGTCGATCGTGTTCGCATGCGTATGGACGAGCGCAACGTCGTCGATGATGGCCTGGGCATGCGTGTGCACAGCAGCCACATCACCTTCGATGGTCGCCGCGTGAGCGTGTACCAGCGCCGCCTCGGCCCCAGCGTTGTAGGCCGCCGGGTAAATGGTCATTGTGAGAGGTACCGTGCCCGCCGTGTCGTCCGTGACGTAGATCCAGATCCAGTCGCCGTTCATCTCGGCGGCGGATAGCACGAGGCTCAACTGCCCGTAGGTCGTGTCTTCCTCGGTGACGGCAGCTGCAATGTTGTCCACGGCCCCGCCATCGATGCTGACCTTCTTGGTGTAGGTGCCGGGGTTGGCGACCACCGTCCCGTCGTTCTTGTAGAGCGTGAAACAAAGAGTGAAGGCCACCCCCTTTAGCGGTGTGCTCATATCGGCCATGGACCCATCACTCCTTTGGCTATGATTCGGGTGTGTAGCAGGTTGAGGGGGACGGCACCACCCGGCGTCGGCGCATAGGTGACGATTATCTTCGGATCGTGGTCGGTCCCGGCATAATCCGCCATGTAGGCGTAGACATCCTCACCTTGGGTCGGTGTGGTACCCGCCAAGTGCCGGTTCGAACTGAGCATGTAGTAGGTCGTGCCGGTACAGTTGATGTCGGCCTTGATGGCGTCTTCGGAGGTGAAAGCGTGGTAGCCCGCGCCCCAGCCGGCGGTCGTGTCGTAGGTGGCGAGGAGGGTGTAATTTCCGAGGTCTGCGCCCGAAACCCAGTCGGCTGAGGTGAGGGCCGCGCCCCAGTCGTAGTCGCGGACCTGTATGATGAACTCGTCGAAGGTCTGGTCGTAAAGTTTGTAGAGGCTGAGGACGACTGCCGAGACTGTCTGGCCGGCACCGACGCCAGACGTATCGAAGGAGAGGAACATCTCCCAGCAGTCATAGTTAGTGGCGTCGAAGCTCTGGCCGACCGCTGCATTGTCGGTAGCATTGACAACGGAGAAGGTGCCCCCGGTACGCGCCGTGGCATAGACAAGGCTTCGGGAGCGGATATGGCCGTCGCTCGCGTCCGAGTAGACTGTCAGTGGCGAGGCCATTACTTGCCCAGCATTTGGTTCACGTCAAGCACGGCCCGCGCGACCATGCGCCTGATGGCTTCGTTCGGGTCTTCGACCGCCACGCTATCGACCCAGACCCGAACGAACGGGTTGTAGAACGGGTAGGAGTCCTCGGTCGATATCGGCTGCTGGTAGGAATCCACCGCCGTGACTGAGATTTCCATGCATTTGCCGTCGGCCATCATGTGGGGCGGGTCGGTGACGGTGTAGGTATTGCCGAGGCCGTCTGTCCATTCGGTGACGGTGCAGCGGGCGCACAACTGCTCGGCCTTGATGACGGCGCACTCGTCGACGGTGTGACCCTCGAGCATGGAGGTGATCGACCGAAGTAGGAACTCCAGCGAGTTCGCAGCCGGCAGTGGTTTGCCGGCTAGCCGAGGCATTGCCCCCGGACGCTGCGTGCGCGTGTTGGTGACGGGGAAGCGGCGAACGTCAGGCACTTCTCACTCGTCCCACGTCCATTCGACATGCAGCACGGATCCAGCACCGGTACCGAAGTTCCACAGGACAAGGGTGCCGCCAACAGGGATGGCGATCTCCATGCCGACGAAATCCCAGATGATCGGGTAGCCGGCGGTCGCCGGCGTGACGATACGACGCAGGGGCACGTTGCTCGAGATGGTCGGCGCGGAACTCCACGCGGTACCGACTAGCGCCGTGCCGGCGGGGTTGGCAGGTTCATGAGCGACACCAACCACGGTCGTCGAAGCCGTGCCGGCAGTCGCCGAGCGATACAAGCCGATGCTTGAGGCCGTCGCCGCGTTGACGGTGATCTCCAGACGTTTCAGGTATGGGCGGTCGCTTGATGCATGGGCGCGCAGGTCGGTGTAGGCCGCACTTGCGGCCGCCGCCGGTGTCACTACGCCTGCTGAATAGAGTGCCATGTGTCCTCCTTCGTTCTCAGAATAGATTCCCGACGCACCCGGTCTGGTAGGGCGTCGCGTAGTTGCCATCGCGTGCGTCCTGCCAGACAGTCGTGCGCCAATCCATGTCGTGACAGCCACTCAGGTAGGCGACGCGCCAACTCGGGGCCGCGCCGACGATCCTGTTGCGGGCGAACTTGCCGCCGTAGACGTTGAGGGCCACCACGGCGTTGGCCTGGTCGCTGAATACGATGCCGCCGTAGGCCTGCGACTGGTCGATGATGTTGTCCTCAAAGACCCAGCCGCAGTCGCGGGTGTCACGCATTTGGAAGTTGAGGATGGCGTTGCGGCAGGCGTAGAAGGTGTTGCCCCGGACAGTCATGTCGTGGACGCCGTTGAGTTCGAAGCCCTGGCCCCACGGATAGAGTGTGGTCAGCCCGCCGCCTTTGACGGTGTTGGCTTGGATGAGACAGTGGCCAGCGGTGCCGGAGTCGTCGTCGTAGGAGACGGGTTCCGACCCGCATGGCTCGAAGGTGCCGCCGATGAGGTCGACGCCCTGGTAGCCGTTGCCCCTGTTGCCTGCCCGCCCGATGCACTCGAAGCCCATGCGCGGCTGCGTCATGATGTGTGGGTTCTCGAAGACAATGTCGTGCATACCCGCGCCAGAGTCGACAATCTTGACGCCGTTGCCGACGCCGTCCTTGTTCTCATTGACGGTACAGTCGCAGAACGTCAGGTTGTAGCAGGCGCCCCAGAGCTCAAGCACGCCGGACGAATCGGGATTGCCGCTGCCCGTGCCATCGAAAGTCACATTCTCGAAGGTCTTGTCGTGAACGTCACGCAGCACCGTGTACCCCATCACCGTCGGTGGTACTGCTGGTGGTGGGGTTAGGAAGGGTTTGCCAGCTCCGCTTCGATGGCGGCGATGCGCGCCGTCAGGGCGGCGATAGCCGCAGTCTGGTCGGGCGAGGCCGGCCTGTTCAGCAGCGCGAGGATATGTTCCTCGGCGTCTACCTTCCAGGTCTCTAAGGCCTTGACGCGGTTCCGCAGGATGGTGATGTCGATGGTCGCCACGATGCCTCCTAGCAGACGGGTGAGGATGCTCATGCCACCAGTGTGGCGGAACCCCTGTTCCCTATCTGCAAAGGCCGGGCTAGAACTGGCGACCGACTAGGCCCGCGGTGATCGGGCGGCCGCCGGCGATGGGCGAGGAATGCACAGCACCCGCCGCCGAACGATTCACCGACCAGTAGCGCAGGGCATCGAGGATGTGGCAGTAATCGCTCGTTTCGTCGTACAGATCGGGGCGGTGCTTGTCGGGGCGCACGTTGGACAGCGCCTCAACCAGATGCGGGCAGGAGCGCGACACGACTAGGGGCAGGACCGGGTCGGCGAGCGCCGCCATGACGCGCACGCAGCCGTCACGGATCGAGGACGGTCTGCTAATCGGCAGCAGGCCGGCCGCGCGTAGGATCTGCACCTCACTCTGCGCCGTCTGTACGTTGGCGGCATTGCCCGCAGGGTCGCAGTAGGTGCGTGAGGGGGCGATGGCCAGACCCAGGTTCGCATCCACACGTTTGATCTCAGCGGCGAACTCGTCGGTTGTGCAGTCCTTGGGCGCCAACTCGGCCACCACGAAAGGCTGTCCTGTCGGCGAGGTCTGTATCCACAGGCAGGCGGCGAAACGGTAGCCGAAGTCGACAGCGCGCACGGTCTGCCAGGTGGGGACGACTGCAAGCTCGGCGACGTTGCGGAGGGCATCGAAACGCTCGAAGAAGACACCCTCCGGCGAGGCGAAGGCATCCTCGGGCGTCTCGGCATACTCGCGCTGGGCAAGGCGCGGCTCCGCCGCCTCGTCGACGTTGCGCCGGCGCCACTCAGACGTGCGCCGTGCGTCTGCCGACGATGGGATGAACAGCGGCGTGTAGAGCCCCTCGCCGAGATTCGCCTTGCGCCAGATGCGGTGCAGCGTGTCGCCGGGCCCATGGCCGGTCGAGACGATATGCATCCGCGCCGAGCCAGCCTCGAGCACAGGAATCTGTATGTCCGGCCACGGCCAGAAGGCCGCCTCGTCGGCCAGCGTCCAGTAGGCGGCCAGTCCGCGGCCGATCTCCTGCGTGGCTGTCAGCGCCTCGAAGCGCGACCCGTTGGCGAACTGCATCACCATGGTCGTCTCCTGCGTGACCGGCTCACGAAAGTGGTCCGGCAGGCGAAGGCGCAGCGTATGCAGGCGACGGATGGCGTCCTGGGCATAGTCAAGCGACTGGCGGGCGATGAGGAAGAGACGGTTGGGCCAGAAGGTTGCAGCCCACAGCATGGCGGCCAGCTCGAGCGAGGTCATGCCGACCTGGCGACCCTTGACGGCCACCAGATAGTCGGCGCCGATGATCGTCTCCAGCGCTTGCACCTGCGCCGGCCACAGTGTGAAGGGCAGCAGGTCGCCTGTCTCCTTCTCGACGATGGTGCAGCACTCGACGAACAGACGGGCGGAGGGCGGCTCTACGGGTGGCACCGCCTCGCGTAACGCCCTGAGTCGCCGACTGATGTCGGCGAGATGCCGCGCGTCAATCGTTCCGGGCAAGTTCACGTTCAAGACGGGCCACCTCAGCTTCAATGGTGTCAAGTGTCAGATGGGTGATCTCCTGCTTGTCGGCCTGCCCCAACCACTGCTTGCCGAGCCAGACGAGCATCGTGCGATCGCCCGCCTCAGCACGCTGAGCTTGCTGCCGGCGCAGGCTGATGTTGCCCTTCGCCCAGCCACGCTCCCAGACTTCGGCGTAGACCTTCTGGCGCAACTTGTAGGAGATGGTCTTGTGCGTGACGCCGAACCAGGCCGCAACCTCGCGCTGCGTGCAGTGCATCGCCGCCAACTTCTCAAGTTCGGTGAGATCGAGGATGATGAGTTTATGAGCCACGGGTCGCCTTCTTCCCGGTGAAGTTCTCCCAGCGCGCCACCGCGACATCGACATAGGCCGGCGCGAGCTCCATGGCGTAGCAGATACGGCCTGTCATCTCGGCAGCGATGATGGCCGTGCCAGAACCAGAGAAGGGCTCGTAGATCAGGCCACCGGGCCTGGTGTGCCACTCGATCGGCCGCCGTACCGTCTCAACCGGCTTCATCGTCGGATGGATCCCGGCAGCGCCGTCCTCAATCGTCGAATCGATCTCCCAGGCCGCCGTCGCGTTGGCGGGTGGCCGGCGCTCGCTCTCAGGGCGTTTGCCCTCAATCCAGCCATACATGCAGGGCTCGTAGTTCCACATGAAATCGCAGCGGGAGAGGATGTGGCGGCTCTTGACCCAGATGAGCACTTGGTGCGGCAAGAGGCCAACAGAGCGCCAGGCCTCAAAGACCACCTCGGCGCGCATCATGCCAAACCACTGGTAGATGATGGGCGTCTCTGTGAGCGCGCTCGCGAGGGCCATCTGCAGGAAGTCTGAGTAGAACTTCACCGAGCTGTCGTGGTCGATGTAGGCCTCCCAGTGCTTGGTCTTGTCCTTCAACTCGCCGAGCTTGACCCTCTGCTGCTTCGTGACATCACCGAATGCCCAGGGGTGTTTGCCGCCGTCGTAGTCGACGAGGTATGGCGGGTCGGTGGCCATCAGACTGGCACGCTTGCTGTCCATCAGGTGCCGGACGTCGTCGTGGCTCGTAGAATCGCCACAGAGCAGGCGGTGGTATCCCAGCAGCCACAGGTCGCCGGGACGCGACACGGGCGATTCTGGTGGCTCAGGGACGGAATCTGGGCCAGTGAGGCCCTCGATGGGACTGGCCAGCAGGGCAGCGATCTCCTCGGGACCGAACCCCGTCAGCGCTAGGTCGATGTCCAACCCGACGAGGTCCTCCAGTTCGATGTTGAGCAGTTCGGGATCCCACGATGACTCCTGCGCCGTGCGGTTGTCGGCCAGGCGATACGCCTTGACCTGCGCCGGCGTGAGATCAACAGCCACCAGTACGGGCACATGCTCAAGGCCGAGACGCTCAGCCGCTAGCAGCCGCGTGTGCCCGGCGATGATCACGCCCTCGGCATCGACCACGATCGGCTGGCGGAAGCCGAACTCCTTGATGGATCCCGCAACCTTGCCGATCGCCGAGTCGGGCACACAGCGAGGGTTACGGGCATACGGAATACAGCGAGAGGTCTCCCAGAACTCTATCTGGGCAGCGGTTTCTTTTAGAGTGGTACCTTTGCTCTGTGTGGCCATGCACTCAAGCATGGCAGGGGGCCTATTCCCTAC